CTGATGTTCGTTGTGGAGTAGAACAAAATCCAAACACACCACACTACATCAAAAAGTATATTAAAATTCAAGAACAACTAGCTAAGTTAGATAAAACATAACAATTCTTTCATAATAATAAACAACGCAATTATATTAGGAACCTTAAATGCTTGATTTCATAACAACGATTATGATTTGTAATTCTGGTAAAAATTTATCTTGTCTGAATAAAAATCTTGAATTATTTTCAACAACTAGAGTTATTATTGTATGTAAGAGGAGAGGTGAATGTGAACAAGTTTATACAAAAGATGAGAATTGATTATGAACAAACTTGAACAAGCCAGTAATCCAAACACTTCACCAAAAACTCTAGAACAACTAGCGACCGATGAGGATTGGTTGGTTCGTTATAGGGTAGCACTAAATCCAAACACACCACCAAAATTTCTAGAACATCTAGCATCCGATGATCATTGTCTTGTTCGTCGCAGTGTAGCATATAATCCAAACACACCACCAAAAGTTCTAGAACATCTAGCATCCGATGATCATTGTCTTGTTCGTCGCAGTGTAGCATATAATCCAAACACTCCACACTACATCAAAAAGTATATTAAGATTAAAGATTACTTGAGTTCTATGGTCTTAATGTCATAATCAAATTCTTCTTCATTATAAATTTTGATTCTTTCTAAGAAATGATTAAGAGTGTAATTTTTTCCACAATCATCAGCGATATCATAAAGAGTTGCTCTATCTTTAGACTTGTGTTTTCTTAATCCTCTACCGATAGTCTGAAGAATCCGAATTTTTCCTTTAGAAGAAGATGCCAATATGATGTTGTGTAAATTCTTAATATTAATTCCGGTACTAAAGACACCATAAGATGCGATAATAATTGCATTATTTTCTTGTTCACAAATCTGTCTAACTCTTTCGCGCTCTTCAACCTCAACACCACCATGAATAAAGAAGATTTTTTTGTTCTTATTTTCTTTTAGAATATCATAAAGCAGTTGACCATGACTCTCAACTCTGGAGAATATAACAAGAGTGTTGTTGTTGAGTTTACTAGAAAGATCGCAGATAAAATTGTTTCTTTTTTCGTTACTAATAAGATATTGAACTTCATCTTCATAACGATCAAACTTTTGTGGTTTGTGCTTTAGAACAACACAACGAATATCTAATTGTGAAACTCTTCCTTTTTCAATGAGTTCTTTGGTATTGGTGGTTCTATAAGAAGGTCCAAAAAGTCCAGAAATTGTTAATTCGTTAGGAGCTTTTGAATCATCGTTGTTACTAAGAGTTCCAGTAAATCCAAAACGATACTTCACGTCAGGACATTTCTTCATAATACCAATAAGACTCTTTGATGTTGTTCTGTGACACTCATCAACAATAACAACATCATATTGGTTGAAAAAAGATTTATCTAGATCATAAATGGATTGATAAGTTGAAAGATGTACTTGCTTATCTGATTTTTTATATTGTCCTTGATAGATCATATGACAAGTAGATTCTGAATCTAATCCATAGTCTTCAAATTCTTTATAGGTTTGCCGAATAAGACTTGTTTGAGGAAAGACAATAAGAATCTTATAATTCTTCATCATATAATAGCGAACCAATCCAAAAATCTGGAATGTTTTACCAGAAGATGTGGGTGATACGATTGTTTTTCTGTTGTACTTTAGACATTCATATACTGCATTAATTTGATAATCATCGGGAATAAGATTGGCTTTTGGTCCAAGAACATTCATGAATCCAGTGACACCTTCTAGTGTTATTTCTGGATTGATCTCAAAGGGTAAGCCGTATTGCTTATTGTCTTTAAATTCATAAGAAAATCCATGAATCTTCAGCTTAGCGATAATTCTATCCAAAAGACCACAATAGATTTCACCAGTAGACGTTGAGAGAAGTGAAATCTTACCATCCCAACCACCCTTTTTGTATGCAGGTGAATACTTCGCACCAGGAACATCAAAGGTGAAGTATTGTGCCATTTCATAAAGAACGTATGGTTCACATATGAGTTTTATGTAAATCTCATTTTTCTTTTGAATTGTTACATCAGCCATTATTGACCTGCGATAAATTTACTGTATTCTATATTATCTCTAATCTGAAAAGTGCGATTATGAATCTGCTTAAGAATGTCTTTAAGATAATCAATCGTATGTGAATAATACTCTAACATGCTTTTGATTTTATTAAGATCCTCATCAGCTTCAATATAAATTCCAACATCTTGCTTCATAATCTTATGGGGAAATGGCTTTTCTTGGTAAACTTCGGGATCGGCTTTACCTGAGAAATATAACCATTGATTCTTATAAAGTCTTTTGTATTCTAATTCTTTTTGTTTTTTAAGAATAAAAACTCGGTTTAAAATTTCATAATATTTTCCATGTAATTGTGGAATTTTTATGGACTCAAGATGAAGATTATCGGGATCAATAACCGAGTCTTGTTTCCACATTTGTTCAATTTCACTATGCTTCATAGAGGATTTCCACTCTTATCCAAAAGTTCAAAGTATGTATATTGGAACTTGACCGTGGCAAGAAATGGATCTGGCTTAGAGATTGTGGCATCAAAAACCAGTGGTGTTATTGAAAATGGAAATAAGTCATAATAACGAACTTGTACTGTAGGCTTATCATTAGAATTAAGAACTTGAAGAGTACCATCGGAATATAAATCTAGTCCAGACTTATATGAGTTATTATTACCTTCTTTTTGTAAATCGTAAATTTGTTGCAATGATTCTGGATATCCAAGACCTCTTAACCATTTATTGATTTCATTATAATTGACTAGATCCTCGTCTACGATAAATCTTAAATCAAATGAATCCATTCGGAGTTTATTTCCTGGTTGTGGAATGTCTCTTCCTAGAGAAGTTGGTTGTGTTGCCAATGTTAATTCAAGTCCAGGAATAGAAGCAGAATTAGCAAAAAATATCGCTTTAGGATATCGGTTTAGAGTAAAGCGATATTTTGTTGGATATGAAAAGTTTCTATTTTCTATTTGATTACTTGGAATGTTATAAGATGTATCGGGCATTATTGAATGTTATTGATTGATTATTTATCAGAATGAACTTGACAAAATGGAGTTATTGTGCTAAGATGGTGAAGTGAAGAATGAGTGCTGTTATGGATTTGAAGAAGATTATTGAAGAGCATTGGGACAAAGGTGGTTTTATATCTCTTGCAACTAAAAAAGAATTAAGAGAAGCAATAGAAAAAGAAACCCTCTTTCTAGATGATTATTATGATAATATACAACTAAGATCTAGAGCTTATTGTATTAAAAATAATATCACCAAAGCCAATATTCCTCAATGTAAAGCGAATTGTGGTAGACCTGCTATATTAAATTATGGAAATGCCATTGAAGGTTTTAGACTTTATTGTGGCCCAGAATGTCATAGAGGAGATTGTAAGATTTCAGACGAAGTGAAGAATAAATTGGGAAATTATGATTGGGTTTATAATCAACGAGTCGTTTTAAAGAAAGGTTATGAGCGTATAGGAAAAGAACTTGGAGTTTCGGAGCCAACTGTTGTTAGATGGATAGAAAAACATGGATTAAAAGATGCTGTTAAAAATGCGAGAGCAATCAGCGAAGAAACAAAAGCCACATTAGAAGATAAAAATAAAATGTATGATCTATATGTTACACAAAAACTCACTTATCGTCAAATAGCAAAGATTCTTTCGTCTAATGTTGCTTACGTTCGTGAGGCATTAATCAAACATGACATCAGAATAAGAAGTTCAAATGAACATGTTCCTACTCGTAAGTTTACAAGTAAAGGAGAGAAGAAATTATCATCATATGTTAAAAGAATAACGGATTGTAATGTTATTGGAAATGATAGATTTCTTTTACGTGGAAAAGAATTAGATGTTTTTGTTCCTTCTAAAAATATTGCTTTTGAGTATAATGGATTATATTCACACTGTTATAAGCCTAATGAGAAAAAGCCTTGTTTAATCAAGGGGCCAGAATATCATTTAATTAAGACTGAAAAAGCTTTAGAGAATGGTGTTCAACTTATACAATTTTTTAGCTCTGAATGGGATTATAATAATTTAATTTGTAAGAGTCTAGTGAAAAGAAAGTTATTAAAGAATAGACGAATTCATAGTAAAGAGTGTCAGGTTAAATTTATTGATAAGAAAATATCTAATGAATTTTTAGTTACAAATAGTATCTTTGGTTCGTTAGAAGATGAGTTTATCTCTGTTGGTTTATATGATAAACGTAGTCTGATTCATTTATTGTGTTTTAAGCTTATTGATAATAAATGGTTTGTTGTTAGGAATGAATCAAGAATGGGTGTTAGTGTTATTGGTGGATTTAAGATGTGTTTAGATGAATTTAAGAAGTTTAATTCTGGTGATTTATATTGCGATATTGATCGTCGTTTTTCTGATGGTAAATTATTAAAAAGTTATGGATTTGTTGTTGATTCTGTTATTGCTCCTAGTTATTATTATACTAATAGGAGATACTTATTTTTGTTTAATCGTGATATTATTGAAGAAGAATGTAATGGGAATGAACATGAGTGTTTTTATTGTGATAAGCCGAAGTATAAGAAGTTATTTGATTGTGGTTATTTGAGATTAAAATTGCAATAAAAAAGGAGGCATTTCTGCCTCCTCTACAAAAATGTAAGCAGTAGCTCACATTAAATTTCGTACAGCAACTCTTCTGTAATATCTATTGCTATTGGTACGAAGACGACCTAGACCTTGAGTTAGACCTTCTGCGTAAGGATTAGCAACCATTCCGTATCTACTCTTAAATCCGAGACGAGGTTGAAAAGTTTTGGGATCAACAGCACGTACCATTTGAAGTGGAATATAGGGACAATAAAATAGTCCAGCATCCATAGCATTCTTACCCTTGTAACCAACCACATAAAAGTGGGTATTACTTACGTTAGACATAAATGGATCAATATAAACTCTATATCTGCCTCGCTGCATGGTTCCAGCAAACAGATCAGCACTATCATCAACATTAAGATTAGTATCAAGAGCAGGAGTATAATCAAGCACACCAGCCATAGTTAGCGCAGAAGCCACATCAGCGGAGCATGTGATAACGTTACCCTTTCCTCTACGAGTACGCTGGTTAATAGCGTTAGCATCTCTTTCAATCTGGTAAATAAGGCCTTTAAATTTCTCAACAGACCAACGGCCATTGGAGTCAATATCAAGGTCAAATACACCAGGAGTGGCTACGTTATTAACAGCACCTTGTTCTGCAGTCAGATAAATTGTCCGCATAACTTCCCGGTTGATTTCAGAAAGAATCTCGGTGGAAAGAATATTAGCGAGTTCACCTTCGGCAGAAAGGTTATGGATCGCTTTTAGATCCTGCATCAGCTCTAAGCTATACTCACCAGCAAGTGCGCGGCTTTGAGCTTGAACAGGAACTCGCTCAATGCTGAATGACATTTCATTGAACTGATTATCAACGCCATTACCAAGATTTTCAGCATCGCCAGTTTCCATACCTTGACCAACATTAAAGACTTCAGTTGAAGTTTCAGTTGGGTTCAGTAGACCAGGATTGCTACCACGTTGAGTAGTGGTACCAATACCAGCAGCGGTTGAACCGAAACCGGCAAGATTGAAGCCACTATTTTGACCAGAGAATGAAGTGTTCACTTCATCAAAGAAGGTCTCAGCGCCACTTTGATTAGTATAACGACTGCGCATGGCAAAAATTAGACCGGCAGGACCATTCATAGGTTGTACGCCAGCTAGATCATAAGCAACCAGATTCGGCATAGCGCGGCGAATAAGGCTGATTAGAATTGGATCAAAACCGGCTACAGGACCAGCGGCAGCGGATGCACTACCATAACCACCAGAAAAACCTGGAGCGTTGGCTGAGTTAGTGGGAGATTCTGTTAGAAGAGAGCCACGATCAAAAGCTTCGATGTCCCGAAGAGAATTTTCGGTATTTTCTAGGAGCTGTGCGGTAACAGCTCTACGATGAGAATCTTTAATTGGATCTAGTTCTGGAAGATTTAAAAGTGGATTCCACTTTTCTAGCAGATGAGTGTCAACAGTAAACATTTACTTTACCTCTTAAATGTGGTGTTTTGGTTTGATTGAATGTTAAATTCAAATTTTTGCTGAAAGCGAAGCGACTCTAAGATATTGTTCCATTGCACCAGAATAAT